TGTAATCAATATTATTTTCTTTTAAGAAACTAATATTATCTTGACCATGACCTCCACTTTTCATTTTAGAAATCTCTTGTGTGCGAGGTTCTATCGTAAAGTCTCCTAGATTAGCATGTTTAAGTGTTGATTCTGTTGGTTTCATCTCTGGTATATTAGATCGGCTATACTTCTCCGGATCACGCAATGGACTGATCAAATGTTTACAACGAGGATGAAATAGCTTTTTCCGTGGAATATCGCCGATGTAAGGATAATCTCCAGGTGCATTTTCTACTAATTTTACAATTTTCCCCTCGTATTCACTGCAAGCGTCCTTAGCTCCATGACGACTAATTCGACCATAATAGGATTCTTCTGATAATGCTTCGTTAATACTTGCTTCGCGATGCGCGTTCATCATATTTGTTCTGGCGACCACATCGGCATAGTTTTCAACTTTCCACCGATTACCCCTAGCGTCAATAATCGCAACGCCAGTAGCATTAATGATACGTTCCCGTATCTCTTTTGATATGTCAGAGGTGGCATTAATACCATTAGCAAGTTTAGCACGCATGGCTTCGACTGTTGCTTTTCTGATTGCCACCTTCGATTGTCGCTCCATATTTTGAGTTATCGCAAGTAAATCGGACTGTGTATTTGCTATAGCTGCGGCAATAAAGCGTCTATTTACCGTATTAAACTTTACAATTTTAAGGGCATCCTCATAAGACTTAGTAAGCTCTAAAGTATAAATAGTCGATGCGATACCTTCTGTTGCTGATTTAGTTAAGGCGACGGCAGACCATTCGTTTCCATATTTTTCAATGTCGGATAATATGTTACGGATAGACTTTTCAACGGCGATGATCTGCGCGCTCTCGAAATCCGTAAAAAATAAGTTGTTAAGTTCATTTTGAACGTCTTTTAATGCTTTTGTATAAGCTTTTTGTATCTTTTTAACGTCATAATCGTAATCTGGCTGAGGTACTTCACGCATCAGGCGTCAGTCCCTTCGACCGTTTCTGTATCAGGGTCATTAAAGATGGAAGCATCGACTGTACCAACTTCACGTTCTGTATCAGCTTTAATTCTTTCAATAATTTGTGCAGCTTGTAAGTCATCAAGCGAATCTAAGCGCTTAATAGCTGTAGCAACATCAATCGTTGGCTTGTTACCTGTACGGATTGCCATGATTTCGGCTTGCTCTTTTTCTGAATGAGGTAATCCGTCTTGCCATTGTATTGTAGGATAAACGGCCTCGAAGTTAGCTTCACCATGCGCTATATCAAGCAATTGGCAGTTATATAGTGCGTCTCGTAGAGCGCGGTCATAGTGCGTTCTAATACGAGCTACCTTCGTTAAGATTGGCATGAAACGAGCTTTAATCGCTGCTCCATCCGTATGTGACGTACCTGTTCCGCCTGCGTTTTGATCCCCGAGAACTGTACCGAATAGCCATTGTGGTGTTTCGGCGATTTGGAACGCCATTCCGATTAACGTTTCGAGTTCTTTAAATGCACTATTTAACTGTCCATCCCATGTCATATAACCTGGCGTTTTATCTTCGGCAGTTAGAGGAATATATGCACCTGTTAAACGAGCTGAGCCTGTCGTTCCTAATTCTGGACCGTATGCTGTTGGATCACTATGTTTCCAGAGAATATAATCTAGCTGTACTAAACGGTCATTAATCGCAATTAAGATGGATTCTAGAGCCTCCAGCGTACCTTTCCCTTCCCACTGATCGTCCGTTGATTTATATGGGATGTGATGGACTAGTAAATGCGGAACTCCAGTTTCAGTTGTTGTTGTTTCTCCAACTTTCTCGACGATTTTAAACAACTGTACTGGATAACCATAGCTAGTATCTATTCCGCCTTCATATGACTGTAACTTATATCGCTCATTTATGATGTATCCAGGTAAATGACGCTCTACATTTAAAAACGGAATATCCTCTTTTGCAGTAACTACCCACTCAACTGACGCAATTACAACAGACTTGAAGCTCTTAACGTTCCCTGCACTTGTTTGCGGGAAAACACAGTCTGCTGCGACATGCTCAATAATTGGCTCCATTTCTGCGTCAATTGGTAGTTCTAAACCCATTTCAGTCAAAACGCTATAGTCTTGACGGTAGTCATAGCGTACCTTGAACCAAGAATCTCCACGATAGCCATTTGCTAAGGCTGATTCATGAATTAGCTTCACTAAGTCGTTTTCCTCTACGTATGAATTAATAGCCGTTTGTTGCGGTGAGTCATCAGCTAAACCACTATCAAAGATCGGAGGTTCTCCGACTAGTAAATCAGGAGGCTTGGTTACAATTATGTCTGCAATATTGGCTGCGATATATAACTTTTCTAACTGTGGTGCGTGCGGCGTATCACGTAATAAAGCCGTAGCACGTTCGTAAATTTCCGCTTGTTTCCCATCATATAACTTTTTCATTCGACGATATTTTGCGATACGCTCAATTGCGTTAGCAGGTGGAAATTGCTCTCCTGGCTTGAATGTATCGACATTGTATGTGACGCTTCCAGTTTCGTTCATATCTGCGTCACTCTTTCTGAATAATTTAATTGTGCTCTCCTCCTTTGTATTAGATTTGCCAACATAAAAAGCACCATCATTCTGACGGTGCTTTCAATATTCCTAGCGATTCTGCTGAATGTCGTATGTCTCTTGCTAACACTTTGTGGCGTCGACTATTAAACTTTTTAGCTATATTTGCTGGACAGTCGCGCTTTAGTTCGTTCTCTAACCACTCTTTATGCTCGTACGCAAAAGTGAGGGAATCGTTTTGTATTACCTCTATAACTTTGTATGGACGAATTTTTAAATCTGTTGCAATTTCGCTGACTGACTTCTTGTAATGATTATCGTGAATATATTGACGTCTTCTTTTCTCTGCAATTTCAAACGGTATTACCTTAAAATCTTCGTCGATATGCTGCTTATCGTGACATGTCTCGCATAAAGTGATTAAATTACTCAAATCCGTCAATCTTGCGTCATTTTCGCAAATATCAACGAAAGAAAATCTGTCTTGTTCGTCCAACAAGTTAATGTGCTTGTTTTCGGATAATATGTCATGGATAATGTCAGAAAACCTACGTATATGATGTGCGTGCATTTCTCCACCTTTGACACCACAGGATTGGCAAGTAAACTCATCAACAATTAGCCTCTCTTTAGATACCCAAGATAGTCTGTTGCGAATAAGACCCGTGACTGTTGTAACCCCGCCTTTCCATAGCGGATGATTCTCTTTCGAACTCCCGTATTTTACTTTACGCTCGTCGTGCGTAAATGATGGATCGTTTCGTAGTCGTTTTGGTATTCCGTAAATATCTAGCCTTTTACAAATTAATTTATTAGAACAGCCAAATTGCTTAGCTACTTCGCGTGTACTCATGCGCTTTATTACGTATAGGTCGTGAAGGACTTCTTTTGTTATGTTCTCGTATGCGTTGAATGTCCGTCTGCTGATACTAGCTTCTTTTAACCTTCGTAATACTACACTTTTATTGACGCCTAAAATTCCGGCAATTTCTATAGATGACTTTCCTTCGAGGTATAATTTAGAAACTACCTCTTTTGTAATATCCTCTCGTCGATTGTGCGCTACTCTTACCATACTAATCACCTCTCGATGTGATTTCTCGGTATTAAATAAGGCGGAAACACACCGAGATATGCACTTGTCGATTCGGCTCATGACTTCCGTTTCTATCCGCCTAAGTATTATATCTGTTAAAGTTTGCGTTAATTTAGCGTTTATAAAAAATTATAACCACGCTGGTTTTTCTTGTAATTGTATTTTCTTTGTACCCTGCGCCAACTGAAACGCCATTGCGAGGGCATCCGGTCCATCATCATGTCTAGCGTTTGGGTAAACTTCCAGTTGTTCGATTAATAAACGATGCTTCTTGCTGAATCGGATTTTCCCATTCTGTATGTCAGGCAACAGCGCTTCAATACGTAAAGACTTTCGCATACGTTGCTTAACCTCTTTGACACGAGTGATTCCTGGGTAGCCGTAGCGTTGTAGTTCGTCTTTTACTTTATGTGCGAACCATTCTTGCGCCATCTGCGCCTCGACTGCTATTCCTACGTATTGGTACTGTAGCGCTTTTTTTACGACTGTATTTAGTAGTATATCCGGATGAACACGTTCGATAAATGTATCGACTACGTAGCAAGTACCTGTTTCGCGGTTTCTAGCGAGTGTTACAATAGCGGAGTAGTCACCTTTTTCTTTCCCCATCGCAAAATCCACCGCTGCGTAATAATCGACTTTCATCCCATCTAATTCAGAGTCGTAGAAGTACGTAAATTCCTCCGGTTTAAAAATCTGCGAATCGGGATCAGTAGGATTTCCAAGATACTCTTGGTTGAACGCTCTCCCACCCATTGATTCACGTTTTTCCATAAAGTATTTATATGAGTACATCTGTGGCCATAACGTTTTAGTTCCGCGTAGCATCTCTTTTTCATTTTCCACGTAAAAAGCGTTGGCTTTTTCGTTGGAAGCTACATCGTCGCTATTATAAATCTCACGCCACTGATCCCATAAATCTTCGCGCTCTGTCCACGCTAAAATCGCAGGAAACTTACGGCTAATAAAGTCTTTTCGTTGTGTGATGACGTGATTAAGTAAGGAGTCTGGACCTAAAATCGTACCCATGTAAATACAGATACCACCGAACCCTAACGCCTCCATCATTTCTGACCGGAACCAGTGTAAGTTTTTCGTACGAAGTTCAGGCGTATTTGTATTTGCGTTACTTTCAAGGTCATCTAGCAAGAAAAGTCCTGGGCGATTACTAAGGTGGCGGAGTCCCCTCATTTGCGTACCCATACCCTTCGCCTCGACCTTTGTACCACTAGTCGTAATAAATTCTAACTTGTTATCTACCTCGTTAGCTTGCGATTTTTGGTATAATAGTTCGCCAAAATCAGCACGTAGGCGTTCGTTAAATTTTAGATTCTGCGCAGTAAACTTTATGAAATCTGCTGCTACGTCAGTAGTCTCGGAAACTTCGATTATATATTTTTGTTTACGATACACAACTTGATGGCATAAGAACGCGTTAGATAGGTACGCAGTCTTTGCATGGCGTCGTCCTACCGACCATGCTACGTTTGATTCCGACTTTCCTTTTGCTATATCGTCTAATAGCCCACATAACTCACGGTGGAAATCAGCCGCATCTGAGAAGTGCTGTCCTTTCGGAATTAGATTTACTTCATTATCTGGATTAACTTCGTCTGAAAAGTATTCGTATACGAAATATAATAAGTCACTTTCGCATCGATGGATACGTTCTAGTCGTTCCAGCTCCGTTAATCTTTCGTGGTAATCATCGATAAGACCAGCGCTAATAATGTCGTCAATATCGGCATACTTTGTGTCTATAGTTTCGATGTATTCGCGATACACTGCGATTAGTGCTTCACGTTTATTTCTTTCGAGCCATTCTCCGTCTACCCACGCCATATTAGCGCCTCCCTTCGTATTTAACCTCTTATTACGTCGATTTAGCGTTTCTTCGTCGTTCTTTATAAAGTATTGTCTCATTGCGTAAAACAGCGTACAGGCTATGCTAGATAGGGGAAATGTTGTCACGTCACGTTACCTTTCCGCAAGGTCAAAGCGAAATTTTGGTACGCCGATTTATTTGCTACCAGAAAAGCCGACTCAGAAATAGGTGGCTTGGGGGATTTTCTTTTTATTTAACGTTATTTCAACGCATTGAATATCGATTGAATAAATATTCGTTTTCAGCTTCCTATAACCTTAATTATGTAAACTTGATTAATCTTCAAGCCTTAGTATATCAACGTTCTTTAAGTACGCGTAAAATAAGCGTATGCAGTTTCTTATACATACGCCTTAAACTCGCTATTTACGTACACTTACGTTTAGTAATCGAACAAATATTTCATCAGCACTTGCATAAATTACTGTATATTGTTATGCCTTTTATTTCGCCCATTTACACTTTATACGCCAAAGTGTTCTAGGTGTACGCCCATTTCCGCCCTCTGCCCGACAAACCTACGTCAAATGGGAAGTTTAGTGCGGTACATTTACGTAATAATATGGAGTTTCTTCCTATATAAACACTGTGAAGGATTCGTCACTTCCCACGTATGCGCTCTATGTCTGCTTTCATAGCCTCTATCGAAGTACTGTCATTCTTTGTCTCTACTTCTACCTTTTCTGTTAACATTCCAAATGATTGTAACAACGTTCTAAACATCGCCGCATTTCCGTCTTTAATAATATGGTCGGGAATAGACTCCATAATTTCAGGCAATCTATCGATTGTATCTCGCATAATCTGACGCTTTAGTTCGTCATTAAATGCGTCATCCTTTCGCCACTCTTGTAGTTGTCTACGAGAAATGCCGACTTCATCCGCGACTTGTTCGTAAGTAAGTCCGCCACGTTTCGGTTGTGATAATATCGCAATAGCTGAGTATTGCTTATCGTTTAGATTTGGCATTATCTTATACATCCTTTCTTTTTATTTTTACGTCATTTTAACGTTATTTTTTACAAATATTCGTTGACGTTATATTTAATTCATAGTATAATAAGAGTATAGAAAAGGAGGTGAACAAAGTGGATTACGAAACTATACTAAAACACACAGCTACAATTGTTGGTATCTTAGGTGGACTTTCTTCATTTGCTCTCAACATACAGCAACTAAAGAATAACAAGCGTAAGAAGAACAACAAAAAGCGACGTCAGCCGACCAAGCCTAAACGTCGCAAGTAGTGATATGAAGGAGGTGAAAACCTCCTTTATACTTAGTATTCTATCGTAACCACTAACGAAATGCAAACGACGCTCAAACGAATATTTAACATTACTATCATCATAGCACTTACCATTTTAATACCACGGACAACGGACTTTAATAATCTAACGACGTCAGACTATGTTTTCTTAGCACTGTACGTCTTAATTGTGATTCTTTTCATAGTTAACACCATACTAGAAGTAATTAATAAACGAGGTGATAACAATGACTAAAAAATCACCTGACGCAGATAGTCCGTTATTTAAAATAATGGATACCGCAGAAGCATCCGAATTATGGGGACTGACTCAACAGCATATTAAATTGCTATGTACGAAAGGAGAAGTCATTTGCCGTAAGATTGGTCGAGTATGGTTGCTTGAAAAAGACCAACCAAATCCGAGAAAGTATGAATCTCATATATAAGTTCGACTGATTATTGACACCTTAATATTATTGTTAGGGTGTCTTTTTTACTTTAGTTTCACCACTAATTACACCACTAATAGCGCACAGTAAATATTACTGTGCGGTGTATTTCTTTATCGTATTCTTTAAAGGAATTACGATAAAATATATTATTATTGATAGCTACGATTATTTGCGTTAGCAAATGAGCGTAAATGTAATTATTTATAGTAAATATTTATAGTAAATATTTATACGCAGTAAAAACTACTGTACCTTACAGTAAATTCTACTGTGTCGTACAGTAAAAACTACTGTATGCTATCTGTCATAACCATTCTGAAACAGCGTCTCCATCACTTTTTGCTACTGTCTGAGCCTCTTGATACGCTTCTTTATCGACTGACTTTCGTCTAGCTACTTTATCAGCCGTTTCTTGTTTCGCTTCCCACATCTCTTTTGCTTCTGGAAACTTAACGAAAAACTCTTTCACATCTTCTATCGGTTCGTGTACATAATACACATTGTTGTGAAACGTCGCTCCTTTATGTTTACAGACTGTCACTAAACCGCAAGCGACAAGCGTCTTTACCGCATTATTAAAGGTTTTATCGCTAATCCCTAAATCTCGCATAACTTGCGTATTAGTCGGAAATGCATATCCATAATCAGAGTTATTTAATTTTGTAAGATACCCGTAAACTTGTATTGAAGTACCGTTATACTTTGGATAAAAGTTATAGTGGGTAAATATCGCGTTAGAAATCTGTACGAATCCACGTTTTGTTTGATTTATCGTCATTCTACTTAACCTCCTAGCACCGCCTTACTTAGCGGGCTTATTCTCCGCATATGACATAAGAGCAGTACTTAGTTCTGGCGTGCGTTCATACTGCCAAAACTGACGCATAGTGGATTCGTTAAGTCCTGTACAAATGTAACGGAATCCTAACGCTTTCAAGTGACGATATAAATTCGGTGAGTATGCATAATAAAAACTATTGTTTGTCATATGCAATCGCCTCCCTAGCGCTAATTCCATTTACAAAGACATCAACATCGGCAAATAATTCAATATTTCCGTTAACCTCTATATGTGCCAATAAATACCCTTCACGGTCTGTTATCGCAAAAATCACATCATTTTTGTTAATTAAGTCCTGTTTCGGAATGTACTTGATTCGTTTCATTCTACTTATCCCCATTTCGTTAATTTAAAACATCTCAATTGCGGAACATACCCGTCACATGTGTTTACCGAGCGAATAAAATAACCGAGCCTTTCACATCTTGTATTAGCGTGAGTTTGCTCGGCTTGTATCTTCCTATAATGTAAAGGTACAAAACGTTATAAAATATGGATTATTTCTCTGATATAAATAAAAAAAGCCACACCTTAATAGATGTGACTTCTTTGGCTATTTTGAAAGTTTATATAAGGCATATTAGTTAATCGAAACGCCTTCTTCCTCTGCCTGCTCTGATAGATATTATGCAAACTTTTCGGCAAGCGAACTACAAACTTTCCATAATGCCAAATTTGGGCGAGACTTAATTGTTAGCTTTCTTATCCATGTCATTTTTACGCTTAACAATATCTTCTTTAAAGAACAGCCTATCTCTAGGTAAATCTTTAATTGGTATTATCACACCACGTTGCACTAAGTTATTCAGATTTTGACGTGAGCATTGCAGTATCTCCAACGCTTCAGTTGTATTAATTATTTCATCTTGTATATATTCCGTTAATTCTTCACGTGAGTTGAAAGAGTAGTTTTCAGTCATTTATTTCCACCACCTAGCGTTTATTTTTTCGCATTGTAATAATCGTTGCGCCAATCACTATCAATGTTATAACAGTTAATATTAAGGTTACAATTGACATACTATAAACACCTCTACTTATTATTAAATTATATTCATTGTATAACATTCTAAATTCGTTTATATTATAGGTGAAGGCTAAGGGTGCGAGCCTTAACCTTCTTTTACTAGCTTGACGCTACTCCTCTGGAGTGGTGTCTTTTTTTTTGTTTTCTTTACTTTTCTTGCTGTTCATCTTCGCTGTTTGGAAATTAATCATTGCGATTATCAAGTTGATGAACGCTGTTAGTGCAACTACTCTTTCAATGTCCATTTCTTTCACCTCCTTTCTATACTTTTATTATAACATTTATATTTACTCACGTCAATATAAATATGCAATTATTTTATATAAAAGGGTATTTTTAGAATTAAAAAAGACCGCCATTCGGCAGTCTTAAACGGTTATTCCAAAATATCAACCAAACACTTCACGCATACGGCGGTCACTATCTC